CCTCCTACGTTTCGAGCGCAGCAACACGGGCTTCAAGAGCATCGTTTTTAGCACTGAGTTCTTGTATCGCAGATGTTAAATAACAAACCAGTTTTTCATAAGCTACCGATTTTGTGTTTCCTAATGTTTCGTTGATAGTTTTTTCTCGCGCTGGAACTACAACACCTTCCAGCTCTGGAAGTTCATCCATCTGTGGAACAGTGTTATTTAAAACTAAATGAGGAAATATTGTCTCAACTTCTTGAGCCATGAAACCAATTTGTTCACCTGTTATATTCGCTTGGTCAGTGTCTGCCTTCCATGTGAAATAGGTTGGTTTGAGTTGGTTAATTTTTGAAAGAACACCATCCGACGTAGAAATTCTACTCTGAATATCTTTCAGTCGTTCATCGGAAGTTGTGTGACCTCCCGATACGACGCTTGTACCGTTTCCGTACAGACTATAAGTATTTTGATAACCCAAAATTCCATAAATAGCACCACTCGCATAGCCGAGAACGCCGCCATACGATGCGCTGGCGGTTTTACCATATACCCCATAATTGGCTTCGCTCTGCCCGAAGACTCCATAACTAGCGCCCTGCGTGTGGCCATATAAAGATACTCCTGCACCATCGTGGCTTACATAAACCCCAATTTGAGTACTAGACGCATTGTCCAGATGTACTCGTACTCCCGTGCGACCCGTGCTGTTGTCGTAAGCGTAGAGTTGCGCGGCGGTAATGCCAGAATAGCCTATTCCAACCTCCCCGGTTCCGAGAATATCGATAGCGGTGGGAGTCGTCGCAGACCCGATATTGCCACCATCTGGAATAACAAGTCCAGCAGCACCGGCTAAAACTAAGTCGTCAGTTGATGTATCCCATAGCATGTAGGCGCTTGCTGTATCACCAAAAAACTTAACGTCATAACCCGTGTCATCAACGCCTACCGTAACCGTAGAATCAATCTGAACGGCTCCATCAATGTCTACTGCGTCTAGGTTTGCAGTGCCGTCTATGTCTATATTCCCTGAAATATCAAGTTCAGTAGCGATAATCTTATCATTAAAGGTAGCTGCTCCTGCAGCACTTCCATCAAATGTTACCGCAGTTACAGATGCTCCAGCATCATCTACTTTAATAATAACGTCAGCATCGTTTGCTTGTGCATCTATTGTGATGTTTCCAACAGTTGTCGCAACTGATACCGCAGCATCACCTATAGTTAAGTCATCTGCGGCTCCCGCTCCAATATATGTTTTTAATCTTGCTAATGTAGCCTTTCTGTTTGTACCACCTGCACCATCATCCACAATCATTAAGTCTGCGTCTACAAGAGCCGCACCGACATCAGTCCCGCCATCTATATCTAAATCTGCAAGAGCAAGGCTCCCGTCAGGAAATACTGGTGCTTGACTAAAAGTTACAACACCATCTGAAGCGATTGCAATTGAATCTGTATCTGAAGTATGTCCTATATTCGTTCCATTAATAATAACACTATCAACTGTTAAGGTTGTTAAAGTTCCAAGACTTGTGATACTAGACTGTGCGGCAGTAGTTACTGTGGCTGCTGTGCCACTAGTGTTTCCTGTTACATTGCCCGTTAATGTGCCAACAAATCCCGTAGCAGTTACTTTACCAGTGCTTGGGTTGTATGTTAATGTACCATCAGATTCTAATCCAAGACTACCTCCGTCAACATCTCCACCAGCAGTAAAGAGAATAGCATTGTCTTCATCGGTGCTTTCATTATCTGTCACAGTCACTGTTGTTGCAAGTGTAGCAAGTGCTACAGCGATATTAGCACTACCATCAAATGACGTTCCACCAATCGTTCTGGCAGTTGCAAGAGTAGTAGCAGTATCCGCATTACCTGTCAATGGTCCTGCAAACGCATCCGCAGTTACTGTACCATCAAAGAAAGCATCCTTAAACTCTAATGAGCTTGTTCCTAAATCTATTTGATTATTCGTTACAGGATATAAAGCCCCTGATGTTAGCGTTAATCTAGCGGCATTATCTACTTTAAAGTCAATCTCATTAGCTGTACCAAAATCAATAGCGGTCTGAGCATCTTCTCCTAAGATTAAATCAGTAGCATAAATTGTTGCTCCGTTTATAGTAATATCATCAACTGTTAAAGTAGTAAGCGTTCCAAGACTTGTTATGGCTGATTGAGCAGCAGTGGTTACGGTAGCTGCTGTACCACTAGCGTTTCCTGTTACGTTACCCGTTAAAGCGCCTACAAAAGCTGTAGAAGTAACCGATGTCGCACCCGTAACTACTCCAGCATCTATGCTAATTGTACCGTCTAGTAGAATTGCAGAGCCAGAAGCAGGCTCAATGTTAATTGCTGCACCAGAATCTAAAGTTAAAATACCTGCCGAATCAATATCTACCGTACCGTCCGCTGTGATTTGAATATTTGCTGCCGCTGCTGCTGCATCCGTTGTGACAATACTTAAAGTTCCGTTAGTGCCAGCAGTAAACACCGCAGTATCACTACTCGAACCCGTCATCGTAATAACTTTACCGTTTAGGTCAATATCATCTATAACAGCTTGAGTTATTGCACTGTTTGTTCCTAATGTTGCCCCATCTATAGAGCCACCATCAATATCAATCGTACTAAAAGTATCTATTGCACTTTCAAAATAAGTTTCAAAGTCAGTAAGCGCAACTTGCTTCATCGTTCCTGCATCATTTACTACGACTCTATCTGCATCTGCGAGAGTTGTGCTAGTGGCGCTTGTGTCGCCGTCTATGATATTTAGTTCTGCTGCGGTGCTTGTAACACCGTCAAGGATGTTTAGTTCTGCTGCAGTGCTTGTCACACCATCAAGGATATTGAGTTCCGCTGCGGTGCTTGTCACACCGTCAAGAATGTTTAGTTCCGCCCCTGTAGATGTTACTGCTGTGCTTCCTATTACTAAGCCACTTGCGGGTACAACGACTCTAGCTGCGCCGCCGAGAATTAAGTCGTCTGCTGACGTATCCCAGAGCATGTATGCACTTGCAGTGTCACCAAAGAACTTAACGTCATATCCAGTGTCGTCTACACCTACCGTAACCGTTGCATCAATCTGAACGGCTCCGTCAATATCTACAATATCTAAATTAGTAGTACCATCAATGTCAGCGTTTCCGCTAATGTCCAGAGTAGCTGCATCCAACTCTCCAGAGATAGTAATGTTTGTTCCGCCCGTGATAGCACCATCCATCGCGACAGCACCATTAATATCTATTGTAGTTGCAGTTAATTCAATTTCAGTATCACTTACAAGGTCTAGTACACCATCGGCACTTTGATAAATATAAGTTCCGCTATCACCAAACTGTAGCTGGTCGGTACTTGAAAGAAGTAAACCTGTATCTGCTACATGAGTTAGTGAAACATCTTGGTCATCACCAAAATTTATAACTGCTCCATCGGCTAAGAATAAATCTGAGAACTCTAATGCGCTTGTTCCGAGTGCAGCGCCGTCAGATGCGTCAGGTACAAAAGCGGTTGTCGCGGTTATAGTAGTACCTTGAATAGTGCTAGAACCTGTTAAAGCTCCTGTAACTCCTAATGTACCAGCAACTGTAGCATTGACATCGACATCTAAAGTATCAATATGAGCTGTACCGTCGATAAATAAATCTTTAAATTCTAAAGAAGATGTTCCTAAATCTATATCGTTATCTGTAACTGGTGAAATAACACCATCAGATATTCTAATTTGCTCTACTGCCGAACTTGAAACCTGTACAAAAACTCCCCAGCGGTCGTTTGTGCTATCCGCTACAATTTTATTTAGGAAATCTTGGTCGCCTATTGTATGAATATTACCGCCTTCAGCAGTAGTTCCGTCATGTCGATGCCCCGTTGTACTTGAAGAAGCATAAGCAAAAGCATTTAAGAGTTGATTGTATTCATTATTAAATAACGCTGCGGTTATTGTATCTCCATCTGAAAACGAACTCTGTCTTGTGTAGCTAGCCATTCAAATTATCTCCTATTCGTCGGGGTGTAGTCTATATAAAGGCCATTAATAGCGTAGGGCGCACTTGTGTCATTTGTTCTAATTCTATAATTAGACGTAAACCCACTTCCCTGCACCGCCTGTCTTACCATAGGGTCATTAGTTGCTCCGAAAGTAGCTGTATTCAATACCGCAGTACCAAAAATAGAAGGTAGTGGAATATTGCTTAGTGTGTAATCAGGAGGCTGCGGTCTATCTGTAGCTTGGTAGTCGTACCTTACTCTTAAAATAGGAGTTACCGAACCTTCAGGACTAACAGAAATTTTAACATAATTTAAAGTTTTTCGAGTTCCGAAATCTCCAAAATCATAATTAGGTGTGATATAAGTAGCTCTAATATTTGCTGAAGAACCTGAATGATAAAAAGCATTTCCCGAATCATGTATATAAACATGGCCGTCACTATCACCGTGGTATATTTTTTCTATACCCGCATAACTAAATCCTGACGTAACCGCTCGACATTGTATGCCTTTTGTTTCAGACCACTCAAAGCCGTTACTTGTAAGAGAGCCTATAATTCCTTTGGCTCCCGACGAGTCTTCTGTGGTGGTTGTGTAGAAGAGTCTATACTGCGATTTTGAGCGTATTACTAAACTACTTATAATATAAGTATTAATATTATTAGCTATAAGATTTATTATAGGTTGAATTTGACGGCTTACTGAACTAAGTTCTACGTCCCCAATTCTTACTGTGCCCGCAACTGTTCGTATACCGTCTGGGCTTAAAAATACTAAGTCGCCACCAATTTCTTGGATGCTATGATTATCTAAGCAGCCTACATTTTTTGTTATAGGAGTGACCACAATAGTTGAACTGCTATTAATATTTTCTAATTTATAAATACTATTCTTACAAAAAATAATTAAGTCGTTTCGAAATGAACGAATGCCAATTACTTTGTCATCAAGTTTAAGCGTACCCGACCCTGTGCTTGTGAAATCATCTATATCATCCGTTCCACTGTAATAAATTGTATTTGGATTAGTACTATCTCCTGCGACAACTAAATGTCTATCGTGAACAATACAGGTTTTAGGATAGACAGTACCAGAAACAGTAATTTCTTTTGCAAAATAAGTGCGGGTACTTAAAGCGCCCGAGCCTGTCATTTTAAAATAAAAAGGTTTTGTAGCTGAAGACTCATCCGTAATTATAACTTCGCCGTAAGTAGAATCACCTTCATATTCTGTAAAATTACATTGCGCTTGAGTTGTCCTCGCTGCTGCGGAACGCCCTGTAAAGGCAGTATAGTTATCTCCGCCCGCTGCTACCGATGCTTTATTAATTTGAAGCCACGTTTCTCCGTCTAGCGTGAAATAAATATTTGTGCCAGAGCAAGCAATAAGGCCGTCCGCATAAACAAAAAGACCGAGAATAGCATTTGTACTGTTTGGTTTTGTTGCGTCATCACCGCCGAAAGGAGCAAAGCCATTGATACGTCTATAGCCCCCATCAGAGTCTACTTCAAAATTTTCTAAAGTTGTAGCAATTCCGGGCTGTGCCAGCATTTCAAATTGATTTAGATTAGTGTTTAAGCCGCCCTTGCAAGACACACCATATGGTTGTGATTGAGCCACGTTAGGTAAACCTTATGCGGTCATCTTTAAAATAATTAGGCGTTGCGTCCATCAAATGTAGCTTCATTGTTTTTAAGCCACGTTTATAATCTTCCAAAGCAAAGGCAGCATTTTGTGCGTTATCTTTAAATTGGTGCATGTAATATCTTGCTCTATTAATAAGAACAGACGTATACAAATCTGGAAAAACTACTTCATCCCCATGCGCGGATAACTCAGTAGGTAAAGTATAAGCAAAAAACCAAATACGATATACTTGGTCTGGGATAGGTGAGAGTCCAAATTTTCGATTGCCGGGACTTTTAATAACTCTTGAAGGCGTCCCACCGTTTGCTTGGTCTGCATCATCTTTATTCTGCCCAAGCCTATAGTAATCTTTCCATTCTTCTGTGCTCGTATATCGTAAATTACGAATAGTATAAGGCGCACTTTCTCCACTAACGCCTACCGTTGTAAGCATAAAGTTATCCCAATCTACAGAACCATAGTCATCTTTTATACTGCTTGCTGCCGCTTTTAATTCATACCAACGAGTTCCCGCAACAGTTTCAATATAGGTATTACCATACATCGGGTCTGTTGCACCAGACTCCCCAATA